ACGAGCAAATTCTTGAAGCTGTCTCGCTTGATTATAGTTCGCGCCGTGGTGACGGCAGCGATGATCCCGACATCACTATCGACGAAGACAAGCTGAAGGACGAAACCCAACCGTCATTGCCGGGATTGGAAGCGCCGCCGCTGAGCGAAACGACGCAGCAAGAAATCACCGATGCGCTGACCAAGGGCTTCAATGATGAAGCCGAGAGCAATGCGCAGGACGCCGATCCGCCGAGCTACATCGGCGACAGCGTGAGTGAGTATCAAGACGAATACTGGTCGTCGATGGATGACGAACAGAAATATGAATGGGCCGAGCGCAACAGCGAGTTGCCGGAATATCCCCTTGAGGATGATGAGGAAGATCGTCCCGAGCCGGTTGAAGTAACCGACGAACAGCAGAACGCGCTGATGAAGCTGGCGCAGAGTTCTGATCCGAAAGCGTTGTGGGCGATTGCCGACTCCGAGAAGGGCAAACAATTACTGCTCGGCACCAGCTGGTCTGGCGTGCTCGATCTCAAGGACAAGCAGACGATGGATCGCTTTCATAGCTATGTGGGCAAGTGAGTGAGCATGGCCCGACGCCAGAACGATTTTCACTACATCGAAAACCGCCAGTTTGAAGACGACAAGATGCATGCCGCGATACTTGCCGATGGTGATCGCGCGGCTGCGCAGAAAGTCAGTGATCAGGTAGCGCGCGACATCGGATTGACGGATGCCGAGATCGCGGCGCTGCACGCACCACCGAAGGGAAAGAGCAAATGAAGCACGAAAGCCAAGTCGCGTTTCGTCGCAGCGATCCTGTCGGCGGCAATCTGTTCACGCGTTCGCTCACCGCTCGCACCGTTGCAAGCTTGCTGCGCAATGTCGCTCTTGTCGATGTTGTCGAACAGCTGTGGCCGAATGATCGTGCCTTGTTGGAGCATCTGACGCGTGCGGCATCTGCGCCCGCGATGACTAGCGTGGTGGGTTGGGCTGCCGAACTTGCACAGAAGCGTGTTGCTGACGTGTTGACGGCGTTGGGTGCAGCGTCTGGCGCAGCTGATGTGATGAAGCTCGGTTTGGTGCTGGATTGGGATGGCGCTGGAATAATCAGCGCACCCGGATTTACAGCGTCGGCTGGCAACAGCGGGTTCGTGCAGGAAGGTCAGCCGATCCCGGTGCGGCAGTTTGCGCTTAATCCCGCGCAGATGCAGCCTTACAAGCTGGCATCGATTGCCGCGCTTACGCGGGAGATGGTCGAGAGCAGCAACGCTGAAGCGTTGATCAGCGATGCGCTGGTGTTGTCGACCGGGTTGGCGCTTGATGCCGTGTTCTTCGGCAATGCTGCTGCGACAGCAGCGCAGCCCGCAGGCATTCTCAATGGAATTGCTGGGCTGGTCCCGAGCGATGTGCCCGATCTGTTTGAAGCATTCGCCGAAGACATCGGACAGCTGATCAACGCGGTCAGCGTTGTCGGCGGCAAGGGGCCGTTTGTGTTTATTGGGAGTGCCGGGCGTGTCGCCACCATCGGCATGCACTATCAAAGCCAGAATGTGCCGAATGTTTCTTTTGTCGTGTCGAGCGCGGTCGGCAGCAATCTGGTCGTCATTGCGCCGAAAGCGCTTGCTGCGGCGCTGAGTGCTGATCCTGAAGTTGAAACGGCAAATGCCGCGACACTGGTCATGGACACTGCGCCCGGTGCTGCGGGCACGATGGGTGCCGAAAAAGAGATGTGGCAGACCGACAGCATCGCGGTGAAGGTGCGCTGGCCGGTATCGTGGGTGCTGCGTGATCCGCGCGCTGTGGCATGGTTGTCGCCGACGTGGGACTAGCGCGCGTCGATAGTTTTTTGGACGATCTGCCCGAACTCGATCCGGTGATCTTCCATGAGCGAACTGATTATGGATGGCGCGGGTTGACGGCACACGGTGAAGTGCTGGAAGTCAAGAGTGCTGACGGGCATGCTCTCAAGATACCAGATGAGATCACAGTAGTTCAAGCGGGCAAGCGGATCGGGCGTCGCGCGGTTCGCAATGATGTGACGGTTGATATTGACGCCTATCTCGATCACTTCAATCGAGCGATTGTGCACTATCGAGCCAATCGCATTGATGATGCGTTGGTTTCGTCCGACGCAGCGTTGCAAGCCGTACCGGCGACGCGCGCCAAATTCAATCGTGCGATGATCCTGCTTGCGGCGGGTCGCTGGGCTGAAGGGTCTGCCGCATTTTTGGAGTGTGAGCAGTGCGAGCCGTTCATACGACCACAGGTTCGTGCGGCGTTAGAGCGCGGGTTAGTGCCGTGGCAAGGCGAAGTCCTTGACGGCAAGAAACTGTTGTTGCTGCACGCTCACGGCTTCGGCGACAGCATCATGATGCTGCGCTATGTGCAGCAGCTGCGGGAGATGGGCGCGAGTGTCCGTCTCGATGTGCCAGCTGTGTTGCAGAGTGTTGCCAGCCAATTTGCGCCGCTTGACGTAGCAGATCGTGCAAGCGCGCCGGATTATTTTTGCCCGATGCTGCATCTGTTGCGCTTCCTGAATGTCACGCCAGAGAATGTTGACGGCACTCCGTACATGGCTGTCGCCAAGGCTGTCCCCGGTGTGAAGCAAGACCGAAAGCGGGTTGGCATCGCGTGGTCGGTGGGCAAGCCGAGCGATGGTGACTATCCGCGCGAGATACCGCTTCGTGAATTGGTCGATGCGCTGGGCGATGTGGAAATTCACAGTGTGCAGGTTCAAGGCGCAGATGAAGCACGCGCTCTCGGTGTGCATATTCACGAATTTCGCGATTTTGGCGATTGCGCGCGATTGATGCTGAAGATGGATGAGATCGTCAGCGTCGATACGGCGGCGCTGCATCTCGCTGGCGCTATCGGTCATTGGCGCGTGACTGCGCTGCTGTCTCATTGGGCCAGCTGGCGATGGATTGCGCCTTGGTACGCTGACATGCGGCTGTGTCGTCAGACGGTTGCTGGCGATTGGTCGAGCGCGCTTGCCCAAATGCACGGGCGCTGATCGCGCCGACAACACGGCTTTCAAAAATCTTGAGTGACGACGTAGTCGACGAATGTCGAGGAGCATTCCTATGGGCAAACATTGGCAGGCGAGATCACTTGCAAGCCTTTCGAAACAGGATGGCTTCGAGCCAGACGATGGCGAGAGCTATGAAGATTTCATGGATCGCTGCAACGATGAGATCGGCAACGAAGATGCTTGCCAGTTGATTTGGGAAGACAGCGACAATGCCGCTGATGACGGCGACGACGACATGGATCGATCTGTCGCTGGCGTAACGCACAAGACGCATGCCGGTGATGTCAACGGGCTAGAGTTCGTGCTGTCTGACGAGACGCCTGATCGCATGGATGATGTGATCATGTCGGATGGTTGGGAGTTGACGCACTTCAAGCGCAACCCCATCGCGTTGTTCAATCACAAGAGCGATTTTCCAATTGGCAAGTGGCGCAATCTGCGTGTCGAGGACAAGCAGTTGCGTGGCCATCTTGAACTTGCGCCGAAAGGCACGAGCGACCGCATCGACGAAATTCTCAAACTGGTCGATGCCGGTATTCTGAAAGCGGTCAGCGTCGGCTTCAAGCCGGTCGAAACCAAGGACCGCGAAGGCACCAAATGGGGTTCGGTGTTCGTCAAGAGCGAACTGGTCGAAACCTCACTGGTCAGTGTGCCAGCCAACCCGAACGCGTTGGCCGTCGCAAAATCTCTGAAAATTTCATCCGCAACGATTGATCTCGTCTTCGCCGAGCAAGGCAACAGAAGCACGGGCACCAAGCGACGTGGGTTCACTGGCGAGCACGCCTCACGATCTCGCATTAGAAGGGGCAGCGCCATGTCTGGCCTCGCTCAACGTATTGCCGACTTGGAAACACAGATCACTGCCAAGCGGGAAGAACTGGAAGCGCATATTGAGAAGCAGGACGACAGCAACGTCAGCGACGCTGATTTGCAGAAGACCGGCAAGCTCAACGAAGATATCATTCAACTGTCGCGCACGCGTGACGGGCTGATCAATTCGGAGAAGAACCTCGCGAAGACGATTGTCGTCGACAACAACAACAACAATAACAACAACACTCGCGGTCGGTCGCTTTCGACGACTGTGATCACGGGCGGCGAGCGCGAGCGCATCGCCGCGCCTGCGGTTGTCGTCAATCGCAAGAAAGACCTTGATCTGCTCGACTACATCATTCGTGGTGCCACGGTGGCTGTCATCGCCAAGGTCACGAATAAGTCGGTCGAGGAGACACGGCTGCGCATTTACGGCGAAGACGAAGGCACCAAAGCCATCGTCGAAATCGTGACGCGGGCGGCGTCGGCACCGGCCATGACGACGGTCGCGGGTTGGGCGCAAGAACTGGCGCAGACGACCTATGCCGATCTGATGCCGCTGCTGATGCCGAAAGCAATTCTGACGCGCATTGCGCCGATGGGATTGACGCTTGGCTTCGGCACAGCTGGTCGGATCATTATTCCGACGCGTTCGCGCACGCCGAGCTTGGCGGGTTCGTTCGTCGGTGAAGGCTTGGCAATCCCGGTTCGTCAGGGTGCGTTCACTTCGCAAACGCTCACGCCGAAGAAAATGGCTGTCATCAGCACTTGGACGCGGGAGATGGGCGACCATTCCGTGCCTGCGATTGAAGGGCTGATCCGTCAGGCCATTCAGGAAGACACCAGCGTCGCTGTCGACAGCGTGCTGATCGATGCCAATCCGGCAACGGTGATCCGTCCGCCCGGTCTGCTCAATGGTGTGGTGGCAACTCCTCCGACCGCTGGCGGCGGCATCAATGCCATTGTCGGTGACATCACGAACCTGATCAGTGCGATCAGCACGGCGACTTTCGGCAACGTGCGTAACTTGGCGTGGCTGGTGAACCAGACCGACATGCTGCGTGCGTCGCTGCTCAATGCTGCCGCGACTGGCATGTTTCCGTTCAAGGCCGAAATTGCTGCCGGTAACTTGAACGGCATTCCGATCATCGACTCCGCAACGGTTGCGCCGAAGACGATGATCCTTGTCGATGCAGCCGACTTCGTTGTGGTCGGCGGCGAGGCTCCGCGAATGGAGATGAGCGATCAGGCGACGTTGCACATGGAAGACACCAATCCTGCAGACCTTGTTTCGGCTGGGTCGCCGGGGACGGTTGCTTCGCCGCAGCGTTCGCTGTTCCAGACGGACTCGCTCGCTCTGCGCATGGTGATGCCGCTCAATTGGCTGCAGCGCCGCGCTGGCACCGTTGCGTGGACGCAGAACGTAACGTGGTGACGGCTTCCCGTGCGCTGTCTTGAGCAGCGCACGGCAATTTCTCAACAGGAGGATTTTGCAATGACCACGAAACTCGCTGACAACGCGGCGACGGAGAATGCAAAGAAGCAAGTCGCCGAAGATCAGAAAGCTACCGAGAAGTCGCGTGCCGAGTATGCCGAGCGCATGAAGGGCAAGCCGACGCCGACGCAGGAGGAAAACGACATCGCTGCGTTGGGCGGCCATATTCTTGAGCACGAGGCTGACGGCAGTGATCCCGATCCGCATGTGACCAAACATCTTGAAGCGGAGAAATCGGGTACGAAGCCGGGCTATCAGACCCGCGATCAGACCGCTGGTCGTGAGACCCGTGACCAGACTACAAGTCGCACGCATCGCACCGAGTGACAGGTGGCCAACTGGCTGTCCCGCATCTCTCGGCTGATCACAAAGGCCGAGGGGCAATACCATGGTGGCCCATGGTATTTACCGATTACGGGCGGCTGGCTGCCTCAAGACGTAGGCAAGTTCACTAACTGGTGGCAGCTGGGTTACGACCCTATTGGTCTGTCGTCGCAGTCGGCGATGGTCGAAGCCTGTGTTTCGGCTTACTCGCAAACTGTCGCCATGTGTCCCGGTGATCACTGGCGGCTTAATAGCAAGGGCGGGCGAGATCGAGTGAAGAACTCGGCACTCGCTCGCTTGCTGCGTTACCCGAACGACTATCAGACGATCAGTGATTTTTTGCTCAATGCGGTGCGGTCGTTATATCTCACCGGCAATACTTATGCGCTGTGTCTGCGCAATGATCGTTTCGAGATTGATGAAGTGCATCTGATGAAGTCGGAGCTATCGCGCCCGCTTCTCGCGTCGACTGGCGATATTTTTTATCAGCTGCTCGGCAACGATGTCATCAGCAAGCGCTTGAATGCAGAGACGTTGCTGGTGCCGCAGCGTGACGTGTTGCACATCAAATTGCACACCGTGAAGCAACGCTGGCCGGTGCCATTGGTCGGCGAAAGTCCCATCGTCGCGGCTTATGCCGACATCGGTGTTAGTAACGCTATCGCCAATCAACAGGGCTCATTCTATATGAATGAGGCGCGGCCTTCGGCTGTGTTGTCGACTGATTTGACGCTCGACAAGGATCAGGTGCAAGCGCTTCGCGACCGCTGGAATGATCAAGCCAAGGGTTTGCATCAGGGCGGCACGCCAATTCTCACGTCAGGTTTGAAGGTGCAGCCATGGGCTGTCGGGGGCAAGGATGCCGCGACAGCCGAGATGCTGAAGCTTTCGAATGAGCACATCGCGCTGGCCTTTCGCATTCCGCTGCAAATTCTTGGGTTGGGCGGCACGGGTTACAACTCGACCGAACTGCTGATGCAAAGCTGGATTGCGTCGGGTCTTGGATTTTGTTTGAACCACGTCGAGGAAGCGCTCGGTGTGTTGTTTCTTCTGAAGGGACAGCCCGACGAATACGTCGAGTTTGATACGGCAGCATTGCTGCGGTCGGCGATGAAGGATCGTATCGAAGCGCTGGCGCGCGGTGTTCAAGGTGGCATCTTCGCACCCAATGAAGCCCGCAATTATGAGGGGCTTCCAGACGCCAAGTTCGGCGACGAACCGCGCGTGCAGCAACAAGTCGTACCGTTGAGTGCAGCTGGCGCGATCCCGGCCGCGCCCGCGCCGCATGCGCCGCCGTCTGCAGCACCGCAACCCGCACCGCATGCGCCGCTTCCGCCCGAAAAAGGCAATCGCGATGACCTTGATAGAGAAATCAGAAACCTATTCGCACTCACCGAGCATATCGGACGGCGGCGACGTACTCCTTGAAGCTTGGCGTCTTTTGCTTGCCCGAGCATTGGATGAACAAGCGCAGGTTTGGGAGAAGCATGTTGAACTGATGAGCGCGCGAAGCGTTGCGCTTGTCAGCCAGCTGGAAGCGAAGGTCGCGACGCTGGAAGAGCGTATTCGAACCCGGCTTGGTGAATTGAAAGACGGTGAACCGGGGCCACAGGGCGAGCGCGGCGAACGAGGGCTTGCCGGTGAGCGCGGCGAGATCGGTGAGCGCGGCGAGATCGGCGAACGCGGTTTTGAAGGCGTGGCTGGTGAGCGCGGTGAGCACGGTGAGCGTGGCGAGCAAGGTTTGATCGGTGAGCGAGGGCTTGCCGGTGAGCGCGGCGAACCCGGTGAGCGCGGTTCTGACGGGCTGGTGGGTGACAGGGGCGAGCGCGGCGAACGCGGTTCTGTGGGGCCTGTAGGGCTTCGCGGACCACGCGGATTGAACGGCATGCGGGGCGAGCGCGGTCAAGTTGGGACACGGGGCAAGGACGGTAAGCAAGGCAAGCAGGGTGAAAAAGGCGACACAGGTGAACATGGTTCGGCTGGCGCACAGGGCGAGCGCGGTGAAGCCGGTGAACGTGGTCAAGCTGGTGAGCGCGGCGAGCAAGGCGCACAAGGCGCACAAGGTGAGCGCGGTGAGCGCGGCGAGCAAGGCGCACAAGGTGAGCGGGGCGAGCAAGGTGCACATGGCGAGCGCGGCCTAGCGGGTGAGCGGGGCGAGCGCGGTGAACGTGGTGAGCTTCCCATGGTTCGGGAGTGGGCAGCTGATGAGATTTCCTATCGCAGCGATGTCGTCTCTTGCGAAGGCGGAACATGGCAAGCGCAGAAAGACACCGCGCAAAAGCCACCGCATCGGGATTGGCTGCCTATCGCTTCTGCCG